TGAAACAGATAACTATTTAAGAGCAATAAAGACGTTAGGTAGATTCGGAAGTGCTGGGGATACATTATTTAGAAATTTACATCATATGGAACAATCAAGAATAGAGAAAATAATTGAAGGTAAATGGAATAGATTTGCTGGATTCGATTTCGGTTTTAGCAATTCCTATAACGCAATAGTGAGAATGGTGATAGACGAGGAACTGAATGACTTGTATATCTATGAGGAATTTTATGACAACCATCTATTAGATCCTGAAATGCTAGAAATGGAAATTATCCAAAAAATGATAGAAGAAGGCGAAGTTGTATATGCTGATAGCCAAGAACCTAAGTCAATAGAATTTTTTAATGTGAATGGACTTTTGATTAATTCGGTAAAAAAAACAACTGATATGAGCAAGGCAGGTGTGAGAAAAATACAATCATTCAGAAATATATTTATTGATAAAAATGTATGTCCGAATACATATAGGGAACTAACAGAAATGAAATGGTTTTATAACAAAGACGGATTAATTGCTAAAAATCCGAAAACCAAGAAGCCTTTTAATATAGACCCACATACATTCGATGCGATTAAATATGGAATAAGTGAATATACGCCATATGTTTCAAATAAACATTATTATAAAGACAAGGAGGTGGATAATGAGACTTAATATTTTTTCAAAAGGATTTTGGAGTACAAGGTCGCCAGTTACGTTATCGGAATTTATAAATGGTTATACGCTCGAAGATGAAGATCCTGAAAAGTTTTTAAGCCAGCTATACAAAAATCCGTTTACATCTAGTGCAATAACAAGGATAAATGAAGCAATAAATAATTTGAAATGGGGAACATATAAAAAAGGATATGGGGATAATGTTAGAGATGTTAAAAGCAGCTATGTGCTAAATACATTGCAAAACCCTAATTCCTTGCTTAATACAGACCAATTTATCAATTATTTTGCTTTATATTACATCCTATTTGGTGAGTTACTTGTAATGAGGATTGATTTGTATACAAAAGCTGAACTAATTTTATTAAAAAAAGGCTCTTATTATGTCGAATATGACAATCAAAATGTATTGAATGGTATCAAATCAATAAGAGTAAACGGCAAAGAGTACAAGGGCGAAGATCTAAAGATGTTCCATTACATAAAAGGTGTAAATATTTACGATAATATCGCTGGAGCAGGTCGAGGAATAAGCAAGGTGCAATCTTTAACGGCTTTACACAATTACTGGTGCTACATAATGCAATGGAACAACAGTATTTTAAAAAATGGTGGTAAGAGAAATCTTATAATCGTTGTTAAAAAGTTCCTGAACGCTTTTAAGAAAAAGGAAATTAAGAACGAGATAGAACAGAATAGTGGCTCTAGGAATGTAGGGAAAGCACTTATCCTAGATGGAGAGGGTGCAGAAATAAAAGAGGCAGACTTTTCACCACAGGACTTCGATTTTCTTAATGCAATGGACGAGATTCGGAATACTACTGCAGCTGTTATGAATGTACCTAGTATCTTAATTGGGGATAGAACAAACAGCAAGTTTAGCAATTATAAAGAAGCTAAAAAAGATTTATATACAGAGAATATATTGCCATTAGTCGAACAAATAGCCGAGTATCTTAATAATATAATGAAAGATAAACTAGAAAGCAATGAATACATTGACTTTGATACAAGCACAATTGGAGTGCTCAAAGAGGACAGAAAAGAGAAAATGACAATGCTTAATAACCTTAGTTATTTAACAATAAACGAAAAAAGAGCCGAGCTTGAATATCCACCTGTTGAGAATGGAGATGATATTTTGATAAGCACATCAATGACACCGCTCAAAGAAATATATGAAGATGTAAAACCAGTTGAGGAGGAAGACGATGGCGAAGAAGCTGAATCAAGTGAAGAAGAAAATGAAGAAAATCAAGCTGACTAATTCTCAAAAAAAGATAATCGCCAAAAGACAGTTGAAAATGCGAAATAGATTAATACTTAAATTATTTGGACGGCTAAGAATGGTATTTAAGCAACTTCGTGGTGATATTGATGTAAATGAGCAGATGTTTTTGAGCGAGTTTGCTTGGGAAACATTTAGCAGTCAATTATTCAAGGAATTAAAAAAAGGAATGCTTGAAACAGTAAGTGAAACGTCTAATTTTTTAATTACACATCGTGGTATTGACGAAAAATTAATTCCAGCAGTTAAAAATAAAACATTAAAAGCATTAAGTAAAAAAGTAATTGCTGAAAAGGTAACAAATATCACTAAAACTACGAAAGATATTTTAAATAAGATTATAGTTCACGGGCAAGAAAGTGGTACAAACATCAGAGATATAGCGAAAGAAATAACAAAAAAAATAAGAGGTATGGAAAAGAAAAGGGCAATGATTATTGCAAGAACTGAAACAGCTACTACTGCAACAACAACATATCATAATGGATTGGAGCAGGCGGGACTGGAGAAGACTTGGTGGCACGTTGGTGGGGGAAAAACCGACAGGGAAAGCCATTTGAAATGCGATAAGGAAACTATCCCAGCAAATGAAACTTTTAGTTGCGGACTCAAACATCCACATCAGTTGGGAGCACCAGCGAGCGAGATTATAAATTGTCATTGCGAATTAATATAAAGGAGGTAAAAATGCCAGAAAAATTAGAAAAAAGTATGTCTGTCGGTTTAACTTTGAAACAGGAAAATGAAACAGAAAAAGGGATAATCGAAGGGCAGTTAGTAACACATAGTGTTTTAGATGCTTATAGCGATGTATTTACTAAGGAATCGTTAGATAAAGTAGATAAGGATAAAACTTATTTCTTGTTGCATATGCACAATTGGGAACGAGAACTAGGAGTAATGAAATTACATCAAGATGAGCAAGGAAATCTTAAATTTATAGGACAATTAGATTTATCCACAGATGATAATGGAAATGCACTTAACAAAGAAGCTCAAAAAGTATATTCAATGATGAAAAAAGGTGCGAATTATCAAATGTCTGTAGGCGGACTTATCAAAAGCCGTGAGTTTGGAAAATTCAATACAGATAAAGGAGATGTGGATGCAAGGTTTATTAAAGAGTTTGAGGTTGTGGAAGGTAGCATTGTGTTAAAAGGTGCAGTACCTGGAGCGACTGTGCAAGCAGTAAAAGGCGATAATAATATAAATAAAAATAAAGGAGATGATAATATGCCAAAAAATATTGAAGATTTTGAAAAAGGGTTGAGACAGAATACAGAGGACATAAAAAAAACAAATGAAGATTTAGCAGCAGCATTGAAGAAAAATGAAGAATTGGAAGGCAAAGTTGAAAAAGCAAATGAAGAACTTGAAAAAATGGGTAAATCTTTAGATGGACTTATGAAAAAAGGTGTGCCTAATCCTGAAACAGAAGAGAAAAAAGCAAACGATGCGTTTGAAAAATATTTAAGAACTGGAAATAAAGAGATTGAGGGATTAGAAAAAGCTGCAATAGGAACAGGACAGGCAACTGTATTGATACCGACAATCTTATCGCACGAAATTTTAAAAGAAACAAAAGAGACGTCTAATTTCTTATTAAAAGGTAAATTCTACACAGGAAACGCTGACATTATAAGAATCCCAGTAAGAAATGAAATCACAGGTGCTAACCAAATCGTAAAAGAAGGCACAGGGAATACTCAAGACGGAACATTAGGATATACAAAAATTGAGTTAAGAGCGGGATATAGACAAGTAAGATACCCAATTACAGATGAATTAGTACAAGATAGTGCTTTTGATATGATAGGGGAAATTAAAGAGGCGATTTCAGAAGAATTTGGACAAACATTATCAGCTTTGACAGTATCAGGAGCTTATAATGAAACAACTGAACAATTTATTGAGGGTTTTTTAACAAATACTAATGTAACAGCTGGAGCAATTACTTCAGGAGCTGTTAAAAAAGTAACTGCTGATGATTTAATTAAACTCGAAACAGGAATGAAATCAAGCTACAGAAGTGGTTCAGCTTACTATGTTTCGCCAGCATTATACGAAGAAATGAAATTGTGGAAAGATGCAGATGGTAGATACTTGTGGGCAAATATCCTTGAAGGTGCAACAATGAGATTTAACGGATACCCTGTGTATGTTGAAGAATTTTTGGAAGGTATTGACACAGGCAAATATCCAGCTGTATTCTGCGATTTTGGAAAGGGTTACGCTTACTATATGAAGAAAGACTTTGAACAAGAGTTGGATAGAAAACCAAATGAAAGAATTACAGAATATTACACAAGAATAAGAATCGGTGGAAAAGTATTAAGACCAAAAGCATTCTCTGTATTAAAAGTAAAATAGAGGTGGTTTGAATGCTGATAACAGTAAATGACTACGAAAAAATAACAGGTACAACCTTAGCTGATAATGAAAAGGCTAGGGTTGAAACCTTGCTTGGTGTTGCAATTAGTCAGATTGAAAATATAACTGGATATAAATTAGAAGTTGAAACACTCACAGAGGATTATGATTATAATAAGCGGATTTACTTAAACAAACGTCCAGTTGTTGAAATTGTAAGTATTAATTCTGATGATGAATATAAAAGTCGTGGGAATTATATTGAGTTTGTTAATTTTAGTAATTGTCCTTGCAATACAAAAGAAAAAGAAATTGAAGTAACTTATAAAGCTGGATATGATGAACTGCCAGACTGGCTGAAATATGAAATATCTATACTTGTAAATGACTTCGTTAACAGTATGGATGAAGAAGCAAGCAAGTACAAAAATTATAAGATTGATGACATTTCTTATTCATTTGTGGATTTTGTGGCTAATAAGAAAGAGAAAATTGAAAGTGTTGCGAGGCGGATATATGGCTGAAATAATTTATCAATTAGAAGGGTTGGAAAAGTTAGATAAGGAATTGAAATATTTGCAGGCACATGCCGTGAAGGTAGGAGTGCTTGGGAATGGAAGCACAAACGGTATTTCGGTTCAGGATTATGCAATATTTAATGAATATGGTACAAGCAGAATACCAGCTAGACCATTTTTTAGATTATCGGTTGGTACTGCAAACGCACAAAATGAAATAAAAGAGTATATGAAACAACAAGTTGAGCAAATTATTCAAGGCGGAATGTCAGCACAACAGGCTTATGAAAATTTAGGGACTTTTGTAGTTCAAAAAATAAAGAAAACAATAGCAAGTGGAAACTTTGCAGCGCTTAATCCACAAACTGTAAAGAAAAAGGGTCATAGTAAGCCACTTATGGACACACATTCGCTTTACGAATCAATAAATTTTGAAATTGTGGGGGCATAAAATGGCACATAAAACATTTATACCAAAGAGATTTTTTAACAAATGCAAAATATCAAAAAGAACAAGCAAGTGGATTAATTCGGAACTGGTTGAAGTTGATGAAAGTTTAGAATTTGAGGGAGCAGTATTTAATCTTAACAGGCAGGACATAAGTATGCTTGTGGAACAAGGGATACAAGTGACTTTAGATACTAAAAAAATATACTGTTATATTGATATTGACTTGAAAAATAAAATTGAATTTGAGGGAAATGACTATATTGTAACAACAGCAAAAAACTATATGAAACACGATGAACTTAGAACTTATTATATCGAAAGGGTGCAAGAATGAAAAACGAAGTATTGAGAAAATTGTTAGCCAGTTTCGTAGATTTCCAAGTTATTCGTGATAACTATGTAGCTAAAAAGCCAGCAGAATGTGCTGTTATGCACACAATAAGTCTTAATAAGTCGGCATACAGTGCATATAGAACTATTGAAACAACAGATACGCAAATCAAGGAAAAGGCTTTAAGATTAGTTATTGCTTATTTGCAATTTGATTTCTATGCACCAACACAGTCAAGAGCAGAAGAAATGGCTAGCGAATTACTTGAGGTTATAGCATTTAAGAAAAGACATGACTTGGTTAGGAACGGATTTGGATTAAGTGATGACGAGATAGAAATAAAAGATTTAACTTTCCTTGAGAGCAGCCAGTACATTTACAGATTTAGCTTTGATGTAGAAATGAACTGGCGAGAATCAAGTGAAAGAACAAGACAATTAATAAAAGATGTAGAAGTAAGAACGGAGGTAAGTAATGGCTAAAAGAAAAATAAAAGTAGTAGTAAATAGACCTAAAAAGCCTTTAATGATGGGAGATTTTAGTAAAATTTTATTTATTACTAAAGAAGCAGACAAGGACTATAAAAGATATACAACTTTAAAAGAAGTGGAAACAGATTTTGGAAATACTTCTTTGATGTATAAAGGGATAAATACATTCCTTTCACAAGAGGATTTTGACGGCAATAGATTGCAGCCTGAACAGTGGTACTGTGTAGGAAAAACAACACCAAACGAAGAGTTTTTAAATAGTTTACCAGAAGGCGAATTTTATGGAGTTGTAGTAACTTTCTACGATAAAGCATTTATTGCTTTGTTATCTAAGTATCTAACAAGAACAGGAAAATTTGGAGTAGTTCTTAATACAGATGGAGAAAAAACGCCACTTAATATTAGAGAAAGTAAAAGAATTTACTACATGTACGGAACTGACGGAAAAGATAATCTTGATATATTCGGTTTGCCGGCATGGACGTTTGTTCAAGGGATAAATGGGAGATGGGCAGATAGAAGAATATTAGGAGTAGACCCAAGTTGCAATGATACGACAAAATCATCAAAACTTGACGAAATGTTTATCAATTATACAGAGAGCGTAGTTGGATTCAACGCAGTGACAAGTGGTTCGTGGTGTGCCGACGGAATGACTCACGCAGACCAAACCATTAAAATAGATGCTATAACTCATGCTGTGGATACTAATTTACACAGATTATTAATAATGCGTAAAAACACAACAATGGATTCCGATGGACTTCCAAGCATTGAAGACACATTGATAAGAACTATGACAGAGTTAGGAAAACAAGGAGCATTTGCAAAGAGTAACAATGGAGAGTATTTATTTAAAGTTACTGTTCCAAACATAGAAGATACATCAGCAACTACAGGCTTAACTGTAGATGACTATATTAACAGAGTTCTAAGAAATGTAAAGATTGATTTTACGTTATCAACAGAAATTGAAGAAATAGACGTTGAATTAGTATGGCATGATGAACCAATAACAAAATAGGAGGTAGAAAATGGGAAATAATTTTTTAGAAAAGTCGATTGATTTAAGTAAAGTGGACTTGATTATTACATTTCCAGGAATAGGAACATATATGATTAAAGAAGCCAAAGAAATAATAAATAATGCAACAGAAGACTCTCATACAATGGGAGACCCTGACATAAAAGGGAACGTTCCGACAATTCAAACGAGAGTTACTAAAAGAGAAATAAAAGTTACAACGATAAAAGGAAGTGACGATGATATCTTTTTAACTAAGTGCAATAAAAATCCTGACAGTAAACTCGGAACATGTACATACATCGACAACACAGGAATGAATAAAATTGTCGGAGAGGGACGGGGACTATCCGTTCAAAAAGGCGGAGAAAGAAAAAACAATACAAAAGATGTTGACATTGAATACACAATTCAATGTGCGAAATATGATGAAAAAGTTTAGGAGGAATTGGAAAATGGAAAACAAAACAAATGAAAAAATAGAAGAAAAAGAACAAGAAAACAACGTTTTTATCGACAATTTAGGAAGATTAAATATTAAAGAGCAAGAGATATATGTGGACGCAGAAGGAAATACAAAGGTTTTTGATTTTCAGTTGACTAAACCACAAAATTTACAATTATATCAAAAAACATATTTAAATTTAGTAGCAAATAATGACTACTTTACATTTGCGAGTGTTCTTTTGCCTAAAATGGTTGAATTTCCAAAGGAAGCTAGAAAAATTGAATTTTTTGAAAACGATTCAGAAGCATTGGTCGAGTTGTGCGAGGTGATTGCTACCTTTATGGAAAAGTCGAAAGAGAAGAAAAAGAGAAAATTGAATATGAAATTAAAATAGCAGAGGAGCAGTACGAAGACCCATTAATTAAATTAAGGTGGGAATTTATCGTAAAAAAAAGAATAAAAGACCCTAATGTTGTTCTTGATATGAGCAACATTAGATTTTTTCAATGGATAAGAGCAATAATGGATTT